TTGATTGTCTTTAACTATTTTATTTGGTTGTGGTCTAATCTTGTCCAACTGTCTTACAACTTCATTGATTTTAATTTTTATTACATCATTGTCTTCAATAATTTCTGATAATGTTTTCAGTTGACCTTTTACATTATCAACTTGAGTATTAATATAACTTCCGAGAGAATTTGTATTTGAAATATTATTGATATATTCTCGGAGAACTCCTTTTTGATTATCATCTAAATCTTTATACTTTTTATTCATACCTTCAATTAAAATGCGGTAAGATAATAAACGAATATCTTCATTTTGTTCGGCATAAAAACGAAGAATATCATCTTCGTCGTTTTGTTTTTTTGGTTTATCAACTATATTTTCAATTATACAATTCTTTGATTGATAAATTTCCTTTGCGTCAAATTTTAAATCCTTGGATGAAGCATCTTCAAAAAGTTTGAAAATGGAAGCTAAATTTCTATAATTTTTGATATTAGCTTTTAAGAAATCGTCAATTGGATAAAGTTCTTTGATTTCTTTTATTAAATCGTATTTTTCTTTGGTTAATTGTGTATTACTAAGTTTTTTTCTTTGTTCTACTATGACCGACAAAAATCTTTCCGCATGTCCATCGTCTTTTATTTTTTCCGATAATAAGAAGTTATATAATCGCCATTCTTTTCCCAACTCGGTATTTTCTTTGAAATATTTGAACAACAGTTCTTTTGCCTCCGAACTTTCCTTTCCAGAAATAATATCGGCTGTTACCTGACGGGTTAACAGCTCAAATAAAATGCCTGTGTTTTTAAACTTTGAGTGGCGCAATTTTTGAGTCATAAATATGGACTTTTCTCTTAATTTATAAATATAATATGAATATATGAAAATGTATTATTTCATTACTCTTCGATTATGTTACTTTCATCTAATATCGATTTGTTTCCATTATCAGCCGATTCTCTAATTAACTCTTTTTTTTCACTTTTAGACTTCAAATAGGAACCAAGACTTTGAAGTAAGTTCCCTCTTTCCATAGTTTCTATACTTAATGGAGACTTTTTAGAAAATTTTGGAGTCAAGGAATCGTGGTCTTTTCTAGGTGTGGAATTGTTCTCCAAATTTCCCATCGGGTCTTCTCCAAATGGATGTTGAACTCTAGCATCATGTTCTCCCTCTTGTGACGGTCTATCCCAGTCTTCCGCGTGTTCTCCGTGTTCTTCGTTCATACTACCGCTTTCATCATTCATCTGATGCCATTTAACATGATTAACATTTCCTTGAATTTTTGCTTCTTGTAATGGTGGCAACTCTCCGCCGCCTCCTGGGCCGCCTATATCAGGCAATTCACCCATTGGTCCACCGCCCGAATCCATTCCGCCTCCCCCTACTCCACCCTTATCCTCAAGATTAATCTTCTGAAATGGTTTGGCTGGGTCATTTCCTTCTTCTTCAATGGATTTAAATCTCCACATCTGTTTGGAATCTTCCACGATTTGGTTAAGTAATTCTTCTGAGTCATCGTTGGAAAGATTAAACACATTTTTGTAAATCCACTTCTTAGAAAATAGTTTATTTTCCATCATATTCTTAGCCAATTCGGTCTTATTACCCCAAACTTCAATCTTTTCCTTTTCAAAAATGGTTGAAGGATTGGTAAGTTCTAATTTGAAATTTACCAAACTTTCATCTCGGTATCCTTGTGAATACAAGTGAACAACGGCAATTTTTTCAAGTTCCGAAACAATTACCCTTTGAATACGTCCTATTGTTCTAGCAAATCTTACATCTTCACTGGCTAATGTTGCTTTTCCTGAATTATGAATTATCACACCAGCTTCGGTAGCAAAATTATGATAATTTTTGACTTTGATATCACAAGCATCTTCTCTTTCAGAGAGATATTCGATTTTAACAACTTTGTGGTTTTTATATTCTTTTTTAAAATCAACAATAGAATCATATCCATTATTATAAATGAGATTGTTTATATATCCCTTACCACACCCAAAATAATTTTTAGCTAATTTAGTATTATATCCATTTTTGATGGAATATTCAACTAAATCATTAAATGTTGGTAACGGATTTGTAAATCCCGCTTTAATTCGTTTAATAGAACGCATTAAATGAGTTTTATTATATTTAATATTATCTTCTACTAATTTCTCTTTTCTGCTTCCATTATCTCTTTTCCATCCATCTTCACATAAAACCGAAAGTTCTTCATTGGTGAAATTATATTGAGCAAGATTCTTTTTTAATCTTTCTTTCTCTTTTGGATTATTATTGATATAGTTTATTCTCTCCAAAGATTTTATTTTACTGAATTCCGGAGATTTTTTATATGCAATAGATTCAGGAGAACAAAATGTTTTATATGCATTTTCACTATGAATTTTTCTGTGTTCTTCAAATGAAACTCTTTGTAAATTATCCGGACTATTATTAAATCTGTTATAGTCAACATGATGACGAACTATCAACTCATTTATATTAAACTTGGTATTGTTTTTAATGTGTGGTTGAACTAATTCACCATTTATTTGATTATCAATGAGTTTATGAGTCCATTCCCAAGTTTCTGTTGCTGGATTATAAACTTTTTCATAATCAGATTTTCCATACAGTATTTCGTTTTTACGATATAATGGCATCAACGAATCATTTTCTTTAAGATTTTGAGCCTCAACCCATCTACCATCTCTTGTCAAAAAGTTGTGGTCTGGAGTACAATCAATATACTTTTCATTATCTAACCATACTCTAACTAACTGTGCATTTTTTCTTGTCCAACCAGCCCACTCTATTTCTCCGGATACAATATTTCTTGTGTCTTCATCTATTGAATAAACATAATTTTTTACTCCGTTTTCAAAATCATTTATTAATTCTTCAACAGTCTTAATTTGTCCATTTAATAAAGGGATTTTTGTGTTTTTTCTTACGCACAATTCTTCCTCATAGCCTAAAAAGGCCTTCGGAATCTTCAAAGCTGACATTAATTTATTTCTAAGATATTGAATATCATCAATACCTGTCCACTCAATACCACTCAACGTTTCGATGGATGTTCCACTATCACTACCACGAACCGGCAAGAAATAATCCTCGGTCATATTTTGAAGATTAAATCGAAGATTATAATCGCCTGTCTGTGGGTCAACATAAGGAATTTTCTTCATCTTGGATACAGCTTTTTCTATAAAGGCATCAACATCTTGTGGAGGCAAATTACCAACATCCAATTTAAAAATACGGCGTTCAGGAGCACGCATGATGCGATTAATTAACATAGCGTCTTCCATCAATGATAATTGTTTCCAAACGCGACGGGCACCTTCAATCATAGCTTTACCATACGGAAGGAAATTAGAATCGGAAAGTAATCGAAAATGAGCACACTCAAAAAATTCCAGAGTTTCTACTTGAGATGTATCGGTCGGTCGGATTTGGAACTTGACATAATTCTTATTGAGGGGGTCGGTATTCTCAAGACGTTCGACGTTATAAGCAGAAATCGGTTCAATTTGATAAACACCATATTCAGGCGATACATAAAGTCTCATATAGAAATCGCCATATTTACACATATTTCTAGTCCAAGACCAGATATTATGTTCAATATTTAATACATCATAAAAAAGATTATTAAGAATTCCTTTAACATTTTCATCTTCAGCATTTACCACTAATATTTTACCCAATTCGTTTGGTGTCGTTGATTCATCTGCGTAAATATCCAAAGCAGAGGCTAAAATTGGGTCCATGTCCATCGTATCATAATCTCTGAATAAATCGATACGAGCAGCTTGATAAGCTAGTGAGAAATCTCTTGTGTAAGCATTGTAGGAAGTTGAACGAACTCGATTAAAACGGTCACGAAGACTGTTTCTATCCGTCGCATACATCAAGTCGCTGGTATCCTTAACTTTAAGTTTTTTACCACCGACATTTCTAACTACCACGCCCGCAGAAAATAACTTCTTTAAACGAGCGAATAACGACTTTTGCTTTATATCAATTTCGTCGTTATCTAGGTTTACTTCTGGACGTATTGGTGTATCTGGCATATAATTTTCTTCTATTTATGTGTGTGTATATGTATTTCAGGTAATCATAAATATAAGTAATTACTTCAAAAGCCAAGTAAGTGACTCGACATCACCTGGTTTCCCCCCTACTTTCATTTGCCAAGACTCTTTTCCAGTAGTCATGCTTCTAGCCGTGTAAATTGGAATATTATTCGGTTTTTCGGTAACATGTATCTTATCTATCATATTTTTGGTCAAAAGTATCCTATCTGCTCTTAATCTTAGGGCTACATCCCTAACCCACAGTCCAATGCCTAATGCCATAACCAAATCGTCGTTATAATTTGGAGCGGCTTGAGCTTTTCCATTATCCCAAATGAAAGTTTTTAGTTCATTAATTAATCTGGAAGAATGAACAATAACATCTTGATTTCTAAAATATTCTTCAATTTTTGAAACCAATAACGGCCTTGTTTTCATGGTTGTAGAAAATCCAGGAAGCAATTTAGATTCTTCGTGATTATATCGATTAGAAACGTGATGATACACATCAGCAATTTTTGGGTCGCTAGCATTAGAATAAAAAGTATTTTTATACTGACGGTCAATTATTTGTTGTAATACCGCCCAACCAATGTTTTCTCGTTCAACAATCAATAAAGCATCATTATATTCCGTTGCCAAAGAAACCAATAAATCTCCAAATTCTCTAGTTCCCAATTGGTCTTGAAATTCGGCTACTTGTTCCAACGTTTCTGTGTCGAGGACGTGCGCTGCAGAAAAATCCAATCCATCTCCACGAGCCACGTCGGCACATAAGATGTAATCTTTATCTTGTTTTGGTTCTTCAAATATCCAAAGAGCTTCACCACGTCTAGCTTCTGTTCTGTCTTTGACCATGTTAGAGTCGTCTTCATACTTTTTGAGAATCATTAAATCTACAACGTTTGTTCCTGATGATAGAAAGTCACAATCACAATTATGAACTATACCATATTCTGTTGTATATGAATTATCATCATCTACGGATAAGTTATACACAGTTACTAATTCTCCGATATTTAAATTTAAAGACGTATAATTGGTTTGTGATTTACCAAGAATGTCTGATAATTCTTTAACTTCTATATTTTTAGTATTACGAATTTTAATCTCCCACATATCACTACAAATAAATTTTCTTCCATCAATAACTCCTTCTTTACCACCCATTCTATTTTGTCTCATAGAGAAATCGGTAATGGATAATAAATTTAATAAATATGACACGTCATAAAATAAAGAATTGCTTGCTGTAGAAAACGTCTTATAATATTCTGCCTTTAAACAACCATCCCCACGAAATACACCATCAACTATTCCTCTAGCAAATTCTTTACTCATCATTTTATATGAAAATTCACTAAGTTTTTTAGTATAACAATCTTCACCTTCTACAAATTCATCTATTGTAGAAGAAAATATTTCAGAACAAAATGATAAATGGCCTGTATTTCCTATAAGTCTAATT